AAGGGAGATCCGGTATGCTGTGGATCAAGATGTGCTACACATTCTCCCAATGTGATTGCAAATGGGTAAATCTCTTTTATACATAGATTATACAACATTAAGGTAGAAGTGTATGGCGAATCGGATAGGAGACATCGATATCTTGGGATCTTGGGTAGAAATTGGAATGGCGGGGGCAGCACTGATAGCGGGGGTGTTTTTAGCACTTCCGCTCATTAAACATGTATATAACAAGAGAAAGAAAAAAAATACGATATGGAAGGAACCTCCAACATCCCGAAAATTTGTAAACACGCACACAAAAATACACGAATACCTCACAGAACTTCGTGTAGTTACTAGTTCTGCCCGAACACAAATATTACAATTCCACAATGGTGGTACGTTTCTTGATGGGACTGCAATGAAACGGTTCTCTCTTACACACGAATCTTGCAGATCTGGAGTTTCAGAAACTAGGCAAGATCGCCAAGATGTCCTTCTTACAATGTTTGCAGAGATGCTCGATTTCGTAACTGCAAATGATGCAACCCCCTTCCTTGTTAGTCATTTACCCGATTGTCATTATAAGAGACACCTCGAATCAAATAATGTGGTGCTGTTTTCCTTGATGCCGATTAGAAATGCTAGTGGATTGAGTGTTATTGGATGCTTGTCTATTGAGTGGTGTTCTTGGATGAAAGCAGACGAAGTGATAGAAGAAGATGTTGTTACGATGTCAGAAGAAAAACGAAGATATATTGAGGCTGAGTTAGCAGCACAGAATACATAGAATACAATGGCAGAAAAAAAATATTCCGATATCGATTTAGATTTAGAACCGCATCCAATTACCGGGGACATATCATATAAATTTGACACCGAAGCGGTGAAGCGATCTATTCGCAATCTTGTCTTTATTGGTAAATTTGATAAACCATTTCATCCAGAAATTCAATCAAAGGTTCGTCATATTCTCTTCGATAATTTTACCTCACTCACTTCGTTCGAGATAAAAAAGGAAATCGAAGAAATCATTGGATTCTACGAACCCAGGGCAATCATAGAAAAAGTAACAGTAATACAGAATGATGATCAAAATAGACTTGATGTTACTATCGAGTTCAAGGTTAGAGGGATTCCAACCCTACAGACACTTGCACTTCCAATAAAGAGGGTACGATAATGGCTGACAAATTTAATGCAAGGTTGTCTGTGTCTGATTTAGATTTTGATTCAATCAAAGCAAATCTTAAAGAATATCTAAGCAAACAAGACGAATTTAAAGACATAAACTTTGAAGGTTCTGGTATTAATATCCTAATGGACCTCCTTGCATACAACACACACTACCAAGCATTTTATACGAATATGGTAGCAAATGAAATGTTTTTAGATAGCGCCTTAAAGCGAAACTCTATCGTTTCTATTGCAAAACATTTAGGATATACACCATCATCCGTTCGTGCAGCATCTGCAACTGTAGATTTTTATGCTACAGGATCACAGACATTTGGTGATACCATATCAAAAGGAACAATGATACAAGGAACTCAAGGAAGTTCCACAATGACATTTTCTACACTTGATGATGCATCATACACATATGATGCAGAAGGAAACCTTGCTGCACTCAACATCACAATTGCAGAAGGAAAATTTGAAAATATCTCATATGTGGTTGATAGCAACGTCGATCAAAAATTCTTAATACCTTCAACCGCAGACATTACTACTGTTTCGGTACGAGTACAAGAATCCATTGAAGACATTACAGGATTTTCAGAGAAATGGCAACTGTCATCTGACTTCAACACTATCGAAAAAGACGATAAAGCCTTTCACATTCAAGAAGTTTCTCTTGGTGAATATGAAGTATACTTTGGTGATGGTATCGTAGGAAAAAAACCACAAAATGGTAATGTGGTAATCGTTGAATATCTAAGCACTACAGGAAGTTCTGCTAATGGTTTTGGTAGAACGGACAAAGAAGGTTCTAGAATATTTCAGTATAGTGATACCGTTGTGAAGGTAGTAACTGCTGCTGCTGGAGGCGGTGATCCAGAAACAAACAACTCAATCAAATTTTACGCACCCAAAGCATATCAAGCACAAAACCGATCAGTAACACCAAGAGATTATGAAGCACTGTTGCTTCGAGATTATCCCGACATTGAATCTGTTGTGGTGTGGGGTGGTCAAGAAAATGATCCACCAGAGTACGGAAAAGTTTTTATTGCTGTCAAACCAAAAAGCGGACTAACAATTGATTTGGTTAAAAAACAAAACATCTCAGAAAACATTCTCAAGAAATCAAATATTGTTTCGGTTATCCCCGAAATCGTCGATCCAGACTATACTTTTATAAAAATACACACCAAATTCACATACGATTCATCAATGACTGTCTTGGCAAAAAATGAAATGGTTTCAATTGTTCGTCAATCTGTCCTAGATTATGTTTCTGTGGATCTTGAAAAATTCGACAAGGATCTTTACTTCTCGAAATTAAGCAAGATCATTGATCTAAGTAGTGATGCTATTGTTGGGAACGAGATATCAATAAAAATAGAAAAAAGATTTGTCCCACGGGTTGGTACCGAAGCGAATTATAAAATTCCATTTGGAAATTCTATTCAACACCACAGAGACGGCGATCAACCAATTATTTCTAGCAGTGTCTTTGTTTATAAAGATGACAGCAATGCAATCCGTCTATGTTATTTTGAAGATGATGGATATGGGAACATGAGAATATATTCATTTGACAATACAATGAAAAAAGAAATACTTTACGCTAATGCTGGTACTGTTGATTATAAAGAAGGATTAATCTCACTCAAAGATTTTAGACCACTATTCATTCCGAATAACACCTTCATTAAAGTTAACACTACACCAAAAAATAACAACATTTTTGCTACACAGAAACAGATTCTAACTATAGACAATTCCGACCCAGAGTCGATAATCACCGAAGCAAAAACTATTCTTGAAACTTCTAGGGGAAGACCAGGGATCAGCACAAATACTGATTTGGTCTGAATAAATGCCATTACTGATACTCCAAGCAAATTCTGTTCCCCTACCAACACGGGACACAATTAGTAAAAAGGACAATATCGTTTCGATATCGTCTTTAGTATCAGAACAATTTCCAGAATTCATTCGGATCGATCATCCACGAACGGTTGCTTTTATGGAAGCCTATTATGAATGGATGGAACAGAAAGACGAAACTCTTTATAGTACATTCATACTCAAAGATTTTTCTGATATAGATCAAACCATAGATGAATTTATCAAACACTTCAAATCACAATATCTTGATCGTTTTCCCGAAAAATTAGCATATGATCACGAAACTGGCGCTGCTGTAAACGAAAAACGTCTAATCAAAAGAATCAAAGATTTTTACAAAGCAAAAGGGACAGAAAAAGCATATCAACTCTTATTCCGAATTTTATACGACACCACCGTAGATTTCTATTACCCAAAAACAGATATCATCAAAGCATCTGACGGTAAATGGATAGATGAAAAAAGTATCAAAATTACATCTCTTTCCGATAACGACATTTGGAATTCACCAGAAACTATAGTTACACAAACGAATAAAGCCGGTGAATTTATTGCAAATGCAAAGGTAACAAATGTTCGTAAATATGAACATCACAAACTGACTGTTGCTGAATTGTTCTTAACAGATTTGAATGGTACTTTTGTCCCGGATGGTGTTGTGTCTTTTGAATCTGGTAACGAAGAATTGATATATCCTGTTCTATCATCAGTAATGGTAAATGTTAACGATGAAGGAATAAGTGAAAACGGTCGTGGTTATAAAGCAGGAGATCAAATTTATATCTCTAGCACAAACGGTTCTGGTGCAAGAGGAACAATTTCTTCTGTAAACAATAATGGTGGGGTTTCTAGTATCAAACTTAGTGATAGTGGGGTAGGCTATCGTTCTTCTGATTCTTTTACATATAATGTACATACCCTTACGGGAACTGGTGCAGGATTTACTGCTTCATCAGGAGCAATATTTGAACATCCCGGATACTTTATTGATGGTTCCGGTCATCCGAGTGCAAAGAAACACCTCCAAGACAACTTTTTCTATCAAGATTGGTCATACGAACTCAAAACGGACATCACTATAGAGAAATACAAGGCAGCAATCCTTGATCTGATACATCCCGCCGGTACACAACTATTCAATCAAATCTTTATCAAGAAACTACACCCAACCAACACAGAAACATACACATCGGCAGTTGCATATGAAATGTCCACCCTTGGTCATTATACGCCATACACATTCAACACAAAAGAAAACTTAAGACATAATACACAGGGGACGGATTTATATCCATTTGGATATAACCCAAGCGAACCTACAGTTGATGAATCAGGAAATGAAGATCATACTGGTGCAACTGCCAGAGATGCTATATTTTGGGGTTTGGTTTATAACGATTATGCGGGACGAACAGCACAGAGTGATAGCATAACAGCCGGTAATACTTTCGCATACGATTTAGGAATTGGTGGCACTTGGGATCCCGGAACCACAGGTCCAATGTGGTATTTGAGTGAGGGTGTGTTTTTCCTCGATGGTTTTTCGGGTGCATCAGCAGCATATAGTTTTGTTGGAACAGCAGATGCCGGAGACTTCGACGAGAATGGATCATATTGGGTTATTTATCCGCACCCCAACATAAGAGGTATAGATAGTATACCAGAAGGAATTACTTTTACTAGTGTAGAAATTCAACCATTTCTCCAGATAGAATCACCAATCAACATAACCGGCGGTATCATTACTTCAAGCGTTATTAACTACGGAACGATATAAGAATGGCATTAACAGGCGACAATTCAGCATTTAGAGATGGTTTCCGGCGTCATTTATCCAAAACAATAATGGATGAGTTTGATATTACATCACCTAACCAATATTTTCTTTTCGTGGGAAAAACGGACGGATGGACGATAAATGATAGTATTCCAGACACTACAGATACCCGTCAAGAAGATATCGACACTTGGCGAAATGTTGTTGCAGTAAAAAGTATCGACATCGGTCAATCCCATTATATGATTGACAGAACGAACTGGACATATGGAACAGTATATGACAAGTATGAT